ATTAAACTATATCTTGTAAATAAAACATGAATTCTAATAATGAAACCAATCAAAATCCTATTACCAAGCAAAAAAGAGGTCGCAAAAGCAAATTATTTTTACAACAACAACAACAACAACAACAAAAAGAACAATTGAAAATGAATCAACCCTCACTAACCTTATCCAGTTCAGATTGCGAGAATGATGATACTATGGAGGACACTAATACTGACCATGTGGTAAATACGATTGTTTCGGCGGAACCACCAGTGGCCAAGAAACGCGGCAGAAAACCCAAAGGTGGTAAAATCATTGAACAAATAGTTCCGTTGAGTTTAGTAAAGGAGGCCAAACCAAATATTATTCTGCATTTAAAATGTTCGTTGAAAGATTTACAGGCCGATACATTAAACTCGTCCACCTTAGAGAGTTATAATTTTGATTCGGGGGATTTATCCTATGAGATTATTAATAGTCCTCCTACGCATAATCATAAACATAATAGTTGTATTATCGAGGGGTATGATAAAAACAATATTGCTAATCGCCAGTCTTCTGAACGCATTACCATCACAAACACACTCGATAGTCAAACATCTTCCGAGTCCGACGAAGATACGATAAAAACTCACGAAATGAAAGACATTTGGAAAAAGTTGAAACAATTAGAGCATAACCTACACCATAATAATATTCGAGACAAAAAATCTGCGTGTTTTTGGTGTACGTATGAGTTTGATAATCCGCCAGTGTACATTCCAAAACATTTAATGAAAGGTATGTACCACGTGTACGGATGTTTTTGCAGTCCAGAGTGTGCCACCGCGTATTTAATGAAAGAGAATTTAGATACCTCCACCAAATTCGAAAGGTATCATTTAATTAATTACATTTATGGAAAGATATATGGTTATCAGAAAAATGTCAAACCTTCCCCGAACCCATATTATATGTTGGATAAATTTTATGGAAATTTGTCTATTCAGGATTACAGAGCATTGTTTAAAAATGAACGTCTTTTTTTAATAGTGGACAAACCACTAACTAGAATTTTACCAGAATTACATGATGACAATGACGAGTTTATCATTAATAATAAGATTATACCATCGAATACGTATCAAGTGAAACGAAAACTGGGTAAAAAAAATAATAACGCCAATAATATATTTCAACAAAATAACGTATAAACAAATAAAATAACTTTATATATTTTTATTTTTTCATTGTATATTATATATAATTGTAATAAAATGAACTACTTGTTGGATCACCTTACTTTGAAGCACCTGTTTTTGTTCATAATGGTAATTGTCATTATTAAAACGGTTAGTCAAATAAATCATCACAATATGATAACATTTTCGCCACCTACAAATAATAAAAAAATAAAAGCACATAAATCTCATAAAAAGATTAGGCGTCGCTAATAATCAACCAGAAATAACCCGGTGGTTGAGTACCTAGTGGATTCAAATTTAAATCCCAATTGATTTGATATTAAACGTACAGAAGGAATTGTGATATCATAAGACCAGTGTGTATGCCCGCTTATCCATAATGGAACATTACAAAGGTTTACTTTATCCAGTAAATTTCCAAAGTCTTCGTGTAAAATCTTTGAGGGGTCTATTGTACCTTCTTGGGTTGGAGGAAAATGGGTTAATACTATTATTTTTTTATTTGTATTTTCATTAATGGATTCTGCCAAGTAATTCGTGTCTTTATTGGATAAATTCTGTACAAAATTGTAATCAATTAAAGTATTTTGTTTTTTTTTCTCGGAAAATTGTTGAATATTTAAAAAATCGATAAAATATTTAACTTCATATCGGCTGAACCGCGGTTTGCTCCACAGAGTACTCCCGTATACATCAATCGTATCGTTCAAAGAGGCTTTGCTATTGTTAAGATAAAATATGTTTTTATATCTCTCCCCTATCTTTAATTTATATTCAAAGTCCAATGTGCCATGATTTTTTTTAAAAGAATAGAAATCTTGATTGCCAGGAACGAGGAAGGTTTTTTCCCAACTCTTGGAACAATAATCCAAAAAAGGAAAAAACGTGGAATGACTTAATGTACATATATTTCCTGCCAAAAATAAATATTTTGCTTCTGGAGTTATGTTTGGAATGGTATCTTTGGGATTTAGCAGATTCAAATGTAAGTCTGAGAACACTTGAATTGTAATTTGTCTAGTAGCCGAGGGAATGTCAGTCATATAATATATAAGCACTACTATTTTATGTTTACATATTATTTTTGAAAATATAATTTGTGATTTCTCTCTCTCTTATTCTTTTTTTAGAAGAAGTCTTTGATTAAATTCACGAACCCCAGAATCTAATTGTAACCGAATTTGTCGATAAGTTTCTTGATTTAGTGACATGGGTTTTACGAGTTTGGGCTTGTCACTAATACCAAGAAATGTTTTAATCACTAAAATATGGTCAAGGTCACAAAGTTGTAGTTGAGTTTGAGCTTCTATTTCCGTATAATTTGTTTGTCTCATAATAGTACTAATTTTATTACTTAATTCTTGTTCAGATGCCATATTTTTTCTTAAAAATCAAATTAATAATTATTATAAAGTATTATTATTTAAATCATATTAAATGAATTTCATTATATATATAACAAACAAAAAATGCAGAAAGGAGAATTATTAGAATTCGAATTAGATTCTTTGGATAACAAAAAGGAAACTGATTTTTCCGACTTACCAGACTTGATTAGTGTAAGTGATGATGGCGAGTGCGACGCGGATGACATAAGTAGTAAGACCTTTCAAGTTTTTAGCAGATTATCTATTTTAAATCTTGGGCTAGAAAAAGTGACCGAGGACATCAACAGTCTCAAAAAAGATGCGGCAGATATTACTGTACTGATGCAGAACTTGTGTCTGTTATTATCTAAGCGTACCTCATGCTGTGAAAATATTGTGCTTAACATGGAAGAAAACAGCGACGAGGGGGAACTTTATTGCGAACATTTTAGCTCACCGTTATATACCAAAATACCGAGTCAAGACAAGAGATTTTATCTTGAAGATGACGAACAAGAAGAGAATGACGACGAGGAACAAGATGCTAGCGAAGAGGAGGATGAAGATGTTCAATTTAGCGACGACGAAGCCGATGTGAATGAGGATCCAAATGGTTTAGGCGAATCGACGATTTTTGATTAATTTATGAAAAAATACCAACGCCTAAATATAATAAAAACTTAATATAAAAAATGCCTTCTTTATGCGGACCCGCAATTCTCTATTTAATATTTTCAATGACTCAAATACTTATTGATACATTTCAAGGATTATATAATACCGCGTTTATAAAATTTGTGGTGATGATAATGTTAACCTTGTTATTACACATTTTGTGTCAAAGTGGATTAAGTGTAATCGCATGGATCATTGTTTTTATTCCTTTTATATTTATGACCGTTATTGTGAGTATGGTGTTATACGTCTTTGGGCTAAACGCCGCCACCGGCACATTTAACACGTGTTCCTCTACCGAAACAAAAGAGGTGAGTAACGTAACCGTTGATTCGACTGGTAACATAATTGTGTATGACCCTAATTATGATGCGAACCAACGTCCGGTTTATTACCGCTACCCCAATATTATCGTTCCAAAACCCGAAACACTGCCGCAGCCCCCGTCCGTTTGGTCCAGTGACCCCGCATATAAAAGTTAAATTTAAACAAATATTATTTTATCTTTAGTATATATAAAATATAATGAAAAAACGACAAGAAAGAGATTTCGATGATAAACCAGAGGAAAAAAAGTACTCGCGTCCTCCCCCAGACGGTACAAATTATTTAAAAGATAGTGCTATAGAACAATCGTTAAAAGCATATTTTAGTTCTGGGAATCAAGCAATGGGAGCAAAGTTGGCAACAACAAGCAAAGGTATGGACAAAATTGATTTAAGGATGCCTGATAGCACTTTACCAGCACCTCAACCTTTACTCACCCAGTATAGAATTGGTCGTAATGAAGTAATCGCAGGAATTAGACAACAATTACAATCAAGTTTAGCGGCAGATTTGGCAGCTAATGAGGGTAGCTCGGATGATTTAGCAACCCGGATTAGAACTAATTACAGAAACGACCCAATGTTTGACATAAATTATGAAGATTACCCAGCAGCAGAGGAGTCAGGTCGTTTAGAAGATTGGTTGGCCTACTTCGGTATTCCAACACGTGGAAACGAGTTTGTATACTTATTGTTTAACACTGTTGGTGATGGCTTTCGTGTGAACGAAGCGTTAGACGATTATCTAGAACAAAATATACGTGAAGCGGACCTCGATGCCCTAGAGCTTATAAAACAAAATTACTACAAGGCTGTTTTACTAACTCTTCAGGAAAAGAACTTACCAAACATTCCGGAACTTATACCAGACCCGGCAGCCGCTAAGGGAGGTAAGCGAACTTTAAAACGTAAGAAAATGAGAACAAAAAAGAACAGACGCTCAAAATCAAAACGTCATTTAACAAAGAACAAAAAACGTAAAACAAAAAAACGGTAAAAATAGCTTCCTTACGGTTTTGTGTAAAATAAAAGTTAATTAAAAATAAAATATTGTTTTATAATAATAAAACAAATGGGGTTAGTTAAAACACAAGAATTTTGGATCGTCGGGATAGTCGTGGCTAGTATTGCAATTATTGTTTTGTTAAGTAAAGTCAATTGGAATCATATATTTAAAACAAACAATACCCAAACAGCTGGACGAAGAAAACGCCCACGCCTAATGAAAAAAAAGCGTCGTTTATAATAAAAAAATCACCTACATGAAATTTAAAATAAAATATTATTGTTTTATAATATAAAGAAAATATGACCAATAATTATTTACCATATTCTCTGGTTGGTTGGGTTATTGGGATTGTTATTATGTTGGTGATATTATTTGCTTTTTTTACTGTAGGTCATCTGTTTTCTGATGGTGACATTTTGTCTGGCGGCGGAAAAAAAAGACGACAAATAAGAAAAAAGCGTCGTTAGAAAGTATTTAAACAATTCACCTTTAATAATATTAAAATGAATTGTTTTAGCGAGTTTTTAAGTATAATAACTAATTTTGGATATATATTATTAATTAATGTTTCGTACTATGTGATTTATTGCTATACCAAGGTAGAAATGTATGCGAAACCCAAATACAAATTTTTAACAGATGCGTTTCATAACAATACCTCCCCGCGCGCCATAGAGTGTGAATACGTTATTGATGGAGGAGTTGTTAGAGTTGGTTCCATTACCTCTTATGACTTTATAGTTTACTCGGATGTTTTGAATAACAATTATCCAGTTGTTAAAATTATTAAACAAATCCCTTTACTTAAAGGAGAGAAATTGAAATACGAACTTTCCAATGAGAAATTTATCATGGTGGAATTAACCGTGAAGGACGTCACCATATCCGTCAAGTTCTCTACCGACGAGTACAATTATTTTGTCGTTGGGAACATTTTTAACAACCAATTTATCAAGTACTTTTTAAATAAACATTATGGAGATTTTCTAGGGAAACATAATATTACGTTAGATGAAATCAATAAATATGGCCTAAAGATAATGGATTCAAATGTCATGATTCAGGAGTTCAATGAGAAACAAACTCTAGTAGTTGAAAAAAATGGATACGCACACATGGTACTACAATAATAATATTTTAATATGAGGGATTTCCACCACGGCTTTTACCAAAAACATTTATTCCAACAAGTGTTAATATAAGTAATACAATACCTGCCAATATGATAAGTCCACTTGACCCAAAGACAATAATGTCTCCGGTGCTGGCCCCTCCACGCATATTTCGTTTAGATTTTCGACCATATTTTCTGGTTTGTTTAATTCCGTTTGTTTTATAAATCATTTTATATATATATTAGTAAAATATAAAAATCATTATTTTATATTTCGCAATAAAACAGTTTAAATATATATCTACTTTTTAAAAGATAAAATGGCAACCTCTGATGATCCGCAACGAACACACTCGTCTGGGTTTCACCAATTGTCGGATGAGTGGATTTTGTGGTACCATCCTCCAATCACCGACTGGAGTCTTGGAAGTTATGTTCAAATAGGGTGTCTAAAGTCTGTCGAACAGACTATTGTAACCCTAGAATCTCTTCCAGTAAAACTGATTATTAATTCTTCCTTGTTTATTATGAGGAAAGGAATTATGCCAATTTGGGAAGATCCTAAAAATAGAAATGGCGGATTCATCTCTTATAAGATTCCCAACGCGGACGTTCCTTTAACTTGGAGAGAGGTTGTGTATGCGTTAGTTGGGAATTGTATAAGTACTCAAAAGTCCTTTATGAATTGCGTTAATGGGGCTAGTCTTGCTCCCAAAAGAGGATTCTGTATTTTAAAGATTTGGCAGACAAATTGTGAGAACCAGAATGCGGCCGTGGTTACAAACGCAATAAAAGGCATTAATGAAAGCCGAGCCAGGGATGGGGTGTTATTTTCTAAGTGGGCCCCTCAATACTAAATAGAATATATTTTATGAGTTTCTTGTTTTCCTATTTTTAATAATGTAATTTAATTTAAAATATTTTATTAAACAAAATTTCTTGGAAAATTCCTAACCGCCGTTTTTTATTTTTGTTCAAAGAGAGAAAAAATAAAAATAAAAGAAAAAACATTATTTTCTAAAATGGAGCCAAATATTAAAAAACTTAAAACACCATTATTTTCTAAAATGGAGCCAAATATTAAAAAACTTAAAACACCATTATTTTCTAAAATGGAGCCAAATATTAAAAAACTTAAACCCCCATTTCAATATTGTTTAACTTGTTACAGACCTGGGCATGAGACCAATTTGTGTTATAAGTTAAAAAAAGAGACAAAGAAAAAAGATGCCTCGCCGGATAAAGAAATGATTGTATCCGAATACGTTTGCCACAAAGTGTGTGAAGTACAGTTTGGCAATTACGATTTGCGAATGACAAATTATTTGTATGCGGTGTATGTGGATAAAAAATTAAGGATGTCCGAATATGTAAACCATAAATTGTATGAAGTACAGTACGACAATTATGACACGCAAATGTCAAATTATTTGTATGCTATGCGTGCGGTGTCTGTGGATAAAGAATTGAGGAGTTCCGAATATGTAAACCATAAATTGTGTAAAGTAGTACAGTACAACAATTATGACGCCCTAATGTCAAAATATTTATTAAATATGTGTGAGATTGATTAATTAAATTTAAAAATTAAATATAATTTAAGTATTTCATTTTTTGTCAGTGAAGTGTAAATTGATATATATTTAAGGTATTGGCAATGGTCTTTGACTTTTCTCAATCGTTAGGGGTTCTGGAATTAGAATCGTCGACTTTTCATAAATATTAACGTACTTGTTTCTAGTTAATTCTGGGACAAAAATCGCAGCCGGATTAACTAAATTAGTAGAGTTAATTCCGAAAAGAAAGGACTCTACATCGGGAGCATTAGAGGATAATTTGTTCCACGGGATTTGTGCGGGGTTAAGCCCATTCCCGGCCATACGAGTATCGTAAGCATCGCCGTACTGTGAGTTGGGATACAACGTGTATCCGCTAGAATCAGAGTATTCTCTCTGTTTTAGGTTATAGTTTCCGGTAGTATTTTTATTTCTAGTAGAGGCCATGGTTTATATTTCTTTTATACTTAAGTATAATAATATAATTAAGTATAATATATTATTTAATTATAACAAATTTATTAAAACCTATTAATTATTAGATTAGATTATGTTCATCAAGTCGTTTAACAACCGCTTATGTTTTAAAATGTTGCCCGTCTCTAATAACTCGCAAATACATGGGTGTACTAAATCCAAGTAATCATACGAGTACAACATCATAAACCCCAATTCTAATTGACTACTCAATACCCTGCTCGCTAATTTGGCCATACAAGAGTTTAATTCTGGTATACACGCATTGGCAACAACCGCAAAAAGTTTACCTACCGCTTCTTGTATGGGCTCGTTTGCGTAAAACTCGGATTCTTCTTGATGAAAAATAAACATCATATCTTGCTTATAAAGTAAGTTGCGAACAAACAATTGTTCTTCTTCGCTAAGTATTTCCAATTCCCAATCTTTAAATACGCTGGGGTTCATATATTGGCAATCATAGGTTGTATTGTATAAACTATTATTATTCGTGATCATGAGTGAGATTTTCTACATAACCAACCCATTTTATATTTAAATTCAAATACTTATTAAACATATTGAGACCCGGTGTGTTGTTTAAAATAATCCTTATCGCGAGTCAACTCTCGTGAAGGCACCCCACCACGTACCCACCCTTGGGAAGCGGCACCTTCCACAAAGTTTGCGGGGTTAGACATTTGTTCTTTTACGCTAGGTAGCAAGGGAGTTTGGGAGTATTTTACGTAGCTCTTCTCGCTCAAGTTGTTAACACTTCGTTTGTTGACAAGGGATTCGCCTTGTTGGATTTGTGCTTCCATCGCAGGGTTCACAGAACCTCTTCCTAGAAAAGGAACGGTTGCAAAAGGACGATGAAATAAATCAATACGACACTTTGGGTGGGTTTGAATGGTACCAATTTGTAGCCGAGAAGAATCATCAACATTGCATCCGCCGGAACCCATGCTATGTCCTCCACTGTAAAACACCCCTGGTTGAGTAGTGGCTAATTCAATTGGGGTTTTCATACTACAATCGGACGCGAAATAGTTTTGAAGCATATAATTTGCCTGACTCATATTTTGAATAGTGGTTTGGTCCAAATAACAGTTGTCATTTCCAATTCGGGACATATTTTCAAATGTAAAAGAAGAAACGTTAGCCATTTATATATATATGTATATGAAACAAAAAAAAATTTTCTAAAGGAACTATTTTTAAAAATTTTAGTACAAAGTATATCGAAAAGAATCCTTTTCTCTCTGTAAGTTTCCGGCGGCATTTGATTCTTTCGCACTGGGCATATCTCCATACAAGAACTTCCCAAAGGCAGACTGGTCCGAGTTGACACGAGTATTCGCCGTACTAAAAAACACACGATTGGATTGGTCTAAATTAAAATCTTCATATAAATCGCCAAACAATTGTTTGCTTGTATTCTTAATATCTGGATTCATAAATTGAACGGACCGTTTCACATCTTTCGTAATTTGTTCATCTACATCAGGGTTAAAGCTTGGTTGTGCGGCTTTTCTATCTGGATCATCCATGATTTCTGTTAACAAAACGTTGCTAAAAGGATTCTTCTTTGTTCCCGCCTTAAACTCGGACTTTAACACGGTTTCTAGTGTGGCCGGGTTTGTAGTAGTGGCAGAGCCTTTATTTACAAACAATCCAGTCACTTCATTTCCTTTTACCGTAAACGCTTCATTCATCATTTCTTTGGTAATCTTTTGTTTATTGGATTTAAACACCGCAAAAATCACAACCAGAGTAATACACCCGGTGATTAAAATTTTCGGGGACGAGGTTAAAATGTATCCTAAAACGGACAAAAGAATAATGAGTCTTGCGATGGCGTTGGACTTTTGTTCATAACTCAGGTTTATTGTTGGCCATAGTTCGAATATATATTCTTTCTTTAGTAAAATCGTAGGATCATTGAACCAAAATACAGTTGACATTTTTATATATATAAAGTCTTTTAAAAAAAAAGATTTTATACAAACATAAACAATAAATCAACTACCCGTCAAATTTATTTCTTCTTCCCCTTTTTCTTATTGTTAGAATTGGGAGCTACAGGTTGTGTTGGTTGTTGACCTTTGGGGGTTCTCTCTACCTTTTCTCCAGTACTAAATACTTGAACTAATTGTTCTTCTGTTAATGCGGAAGACGTTGTCTGGGATGGTGGTGCAGGGGATGTTTTAGCCCCGACTTTGGATTTCATGCGTTCTCGCATTTGGGCCGATTTCATTTGACGTTCCATTTGAGCTTCCATTGCTCCCATGTTCATTTTCGCACCCTTGCCACCCAAACCAGACATTCCCATTTTGCTTAACATCGATTGAATGTTATCCATCCCAGGCATATTTTTCATATTATTCATAATATCGGTTGCCTCGGCGATTAATTCGCTTTCCTTTAGTTCACCGGATTTAATTCTAGAGTCCAACTTAGTTCCCACATTTTTCACCAAACTCATTAACTTGGTGGGGTTCTTCATAAGTTGTCCAAACACGTCCTGCATATCTGATATATTTTCACCGTCTAGATTCAATTCAGCGGCGGTTTCTTCCGCAATCTCTTTCGCAAGTTTTCCGATTTTACCGTCCAACATGTGATTTAAATGTTCGTGAATATCATCTGCCTTGGGAATATTGGGTTTTGAAGAAGAAGAAGAAGAAGAAGGAACACTGTTCGCGTCTCCGGGGGTTTCATTCTTCTCAAACAAGTCTTGCATTTTGTTCAACGCCTCTTGTAACTTATCTTTAAAATCGTCCTCATTAATGTTGTCAAATAACTTTGCCGAGTCACCAAAAGCCTCTCGGTTATCCACTGTACTAATAATAGAAAATAAAATGAGTTGAAGGTATTTCCATATGGTCTCTCTAGTCTTGGGAGTAATATCTAGTTTCCACAGGGTTTTAAAGTGGATATGTGGTAAAAATTCCGTGTCTAATACCGAGTCGTCGTCAAACATCTCGGGGTTTTGGTAGAGAATGTCAAAAAAACGCGGAGGAAATTTTTTCTGACAAAAAGTAAACAAAAATTCCACCGTAGTTTTCCGATGTTCTAAAATGGTCTTGTTTCTCTCTTCTATTTCGTCAATATAATCAAATTCAGAATCGCCTTTGAACCATCGGTTTATTAAAGGAGTTACCTCAGGGAAACTAACCTTGATGTCATTTACAAAGTCAATTACAACCTTGCTAAACTCTTCCGTTGGTTTATTCGTTGTGTCGGTCATTTTTTATATTATTAATTAATCTAAATAACAAGTGTTTAAATTAAGTTATTGAAATAACATTAAGTTATTAAAAAAAAAGTATTTGAATTTATATTTCTCTCTAATAAAAGGTAATTGGATTTGTTTTAATTATCGCTCAAATACGAAGTCAGTTTTATAAAAATACTAAGAATGTCCATGTAATAGTCTATTGACGCAGTTACAAAATCTCCATAGTAGTTTCGTTGTAGTATTTG